ATCAAGAATAAGTGTTGATTTAAACTTTGTTTTTTGATAAATAACGCCATCGACACTTTTATCAGATTCAGTTGATAATTGCGTAATAGTTCCGAAAAGAGGAATGCGCTTTTTAAGCAAACGAACCTTATATTGTTTCCAGTTTTTTAATGATGTAGGAGTTAATGATATCATATCAGGAATAGATGAGTTTTCGGAAAGGTAGAAAACTAAACAACGCGCCGAACAAAATTGACCATTACCTTTTACTGCTGATCCGAATTTAGACAACTCGCAATCACAACAGTTTAAAGCAGACGCTACGCTTTGATCCTTAGAACGCTTACCATTGCCTGTAATATTGTCGATTGAATAACAATCAGGCGGTTCACCATTGGCATCAGATGTAAGATACATTTGGCGTGTATCCTGTTGACCTACAATTAGCGCATCAATTGTAGTAACTGTCTCTGGTTCACCATCGCCATCTTCGATAACAAATCCTGGTGTCTTACCACCAGACAAACATGCCCTTCCAAGATCGAAAGGACTCAAGCCCTCAGTGCCAAGGTTAACAGAAAACAATTCTGCAATATCGCCCATACCTTCTGTAAGTACAGGGTACGCTGTGCTATTAAACTTAACTAATTCTGCTTTCTTTGCCATTATCAATACTCCTTATCTAACCATTAATGTAATAACTTCGCTTGCTCCGATTGTCTCTTTCGTTTTGCCTTTGACCTTCTTTCCTTGATCGTTAGTATATTCAAACTCTACATCAGGAATCTTTTCTAATATCACTTCTAAGTCTTTATCATCAGGGTCAAGGCTACGAAGTTTAGAAGAAAATGATAAAATGTTTACAGATTGATTCACGTATTCACCATAACCAGCAGCTTCTATAGCTGCTATGAACCTTCTATCAGTCTCTTCTTTGCTGGCATCTTCGCCTAGCTTCTTTGACCATATTTGGAACTTAAGGTATAATGTACCTTTACCTTTAACAGTTAATGATATATGATTATTATCTTTCATATAGTTTAACAAGTATTCATTGCTTTTGTTTACTGTCTTCTTGATTAACTCTGCTTCTTTTTCTAATTGCTTCGAGTACTTTTTGCAGATTATGTAATGCTCTACTGATAGTTTGTGTCGGTCTTCTTCTGGGTAGTCTTCGATGTTTTGTAGTATTGCTATTGATTTTTCGTAGTTAATCCTTGACGTAGCATTACTTATAATAGTTTCACATATAACAAGCTCAAAAGATTCATTAATTAAGTTAGCTGTTAACTGTATACCTATGATAGCTGTTGCGTTATCGGATCGTTCTATAATAAATTTCTTTTGGTCAATTGTCATTTCTTCTTTTTGCATTGTTACTATTCCCCTTTTTGCTTCAGTTTAAGCTTAACTAAATCCCTACAATCGGCAGCTAACTTAATAGCAAGCTTCTCTTTTGTATCAATGAACTCGAATATGCTTTCAACATCGTATTTATATTTACCTCCATCCTTCGTAAACTTAGGTCCGGTAGTATCCTCATCATCTAAGCGATAGTTAGATAACTGGGTTTCGGATAAATCTAAACATAGAGCGGTTTCTTTCGAACTAAATTCTGACATTTTTGGTCCTTTATGATTTTTCACATTTTACAAAAATAAAAAAGATTTGTCAAGTAAAATAAAAAAATAATTAACTCTGATATTTTTCCTTGAAATAACTTAAAATTGAATCGCCTATCTTGATTTTCCTTGTTAGGGAATTATACACTACCCTGTCTATTGTGCGCTTAACGACTAGGTGATAGTAGATAACGCTACGCTTTTGGCCATGCCTTAGTAGGCGTTTCCTACATTGCTTATAGTCCTTTGGCAAATAGATCGGGGTATAGAATATACATGTTCTTGAATTGGTATAATCAACCCCTTCACTAGCCGAAGATGATTGACCAATCAAAACCCTAGCAGTTGGTTTTTCGTTGTTTAAACAGACAGTTGGACTACCAAATGCCCTTAGTGCATCGTGTGAACTTTTGATTCTACCCGATATTTCACAGTTAGTAATATCCATACTATCACAAGTCTTTTTTATTATATCCATATCATAATGGAAAAAGCAAAAGATTACTATTTGTTCGTCTTGTGGAATATCTTTTAGTAATTCTTTGAGCAAGTTAGGCTTAACATTATTAGCTATTTCAATCCTATCGCTATCCTCATCGGGTAAAAACCCTGAAGTGATTTGACGCAACCTGACAGATTTAACAGCAGCATTTGCAGCAGTAACGATGTTATCATTTATCTCTGAATATAATAAAACTTCCATTTGATTATAGATAGCTAATTCTTTACTAGATAGACTGCCTGTAATTTCTATGTCTGTATATTCAGGCAAGTCTTGTACGTCATCTGAGTCTACTTGATAACATATACTAAACATTAATCGTTTAAGTTCTTCTTCATTAATAACTTTGATTGGTTGATTATAATCGTTTAATAAAAAGAACTTGTTTAAAAACTTATAATACGATGTACCAAAGATATCCTTATCAAGAAAATAATATTGACTCCATAAATCATTGGGCAAGTTTGCAATGGGGGTACCAGATAAACATATTCTTTTTTTACATTTCTTACTAAGCTTTGCACGTATAAACTTTGCTATCTTACCTTTGCTTGATTTTATTCTGTGCGCTTCGTCTAATATACAAGTATTGTATTCCATTGATAGCAAAAGCTTTTGCATATTCTCATTAGCAATACAGTCGTAGTTTATAATTATAAATAATGGGTTATCAGATTTTTCAGAATACCTTTTCATATTTTTTATGTGTTCTATACGGTTATCAATCAGTCCATCAGCTTTGATAGTTATCACAAAAGGAATAGTAGAATGCTTAAATGATTCATTTTTCCAAACATCAATAATATATTTAGGGCAGATAACTAAATAAGTTCTATTGAATGTTGTTTGATTATTAACATCAAGCCCTATCGAATCATATCCTACCTTAGTTTTACCGCAACCCATATCAAGAGCCATGTATGAAGCTTCTAGCTTTTCCACAATAGCGACCGCTTTAAGCTGGTGGTCCCATGGTTCAAATTTACTAAACTTAGCTATCCTAGCCCTAATTTCTGCATTATCGCTAGCCATGACTTCAGGTATAACATTCGTTATTTTATCGTACTGTGCTAAAGTGTCTCTGGTAACATCGCACATTTGAAAATCAAGCCCTAGGTTTAATATAAGGCTGTGTAATCGATGAATAGTGAATGGTGAATTAGGTATTTGTGAACCGTGAACAGGTGGTGGTATATACTTCGATCCTGGTATATTAGCCATCATCTGCTTTTGGAATAAGTCTTTATAGTTTATTCCGAAAACTCGAATGGTGTTGTTGATTTTTCTGTGTTTATAGGTTATCAATGTTATTTTCTTTACTAAGTGTTTTATCAACTGGTAATACTATAAACTTACCTTTTCGTTGTTGTTCCTTTAATACTTTAGCGAACATTTTGAATAACTTTTTAAACAGTCTTTTTCTCATTTTCTTTCCTCAATATTAAATTAAACGTGCGCTAGTACAAAGTTATTCAGTAGCTATAACCAAACTAATAGAAGGTAAGAAGGCGGGTATTTCAAATTCGCTCTTACCTATAATCGAATCATAACTAGCAATGTACTAGCGCACTAGGTTACACAATTAACAGGCTACCATGCTATAAGTAGCAGTTTAGGCGTTTTGCTTGACGACATGTTCTAAGAGGTTAGCTCGGGGAACATGGTAGCCTGTTAATTGTGTAGCTCAAGAATAACCCTTTCTGGTATTGTGTAGTCGTTTATTATGACTTTGAAATAGCTATATTCGTATGTCTCTTTGTGTTTTCTATCGCGTAAACTGCCATCTAAAAGGAATGTAATGCAGTCACCTATTTCCATTGAATATATCTGCTTTGATGAAAAGTCAAATGTGAATAAAGAGTAATCTGGGTAAGTTAACCCTATCTCATATTCATCAGCATCATTAGATATTACTCTATGCGCTTTTAGGCCTGGATCATATTGACATAATGCAGTATATAAGTTTCCAATTTCTAATACAGTTTCGTCAGGATTGGGAATATTATCTAAAAATTCTTCGTCTACTTTTATTTGTTTCAATGAACAAAGCGTATCCTTCTTCAATGATTGCCCTGGTGCAACATAGTATCGAACAGGGATCATCATGCCGCTATGGTTCATGCCTTTGAAGTTGATCTTTATGGCCATTATAATAACATCCTTACGCCAAAATGTGCCCACATAAAAGCTATTGTAATCCACATAAGTTTATTTGTAGATTCAGGCTCTACGTTAAGAGGATTGCCTTTAATGATTATATAGCTTAACAATTTTATGACAAAGAATAAACTAAAACCAGCAGCTACGAACCATACTAACCATGAAGCCATGTAAATGTTGTATACCATTGTATCCTCACTCGTATTAAATTGTCGGCGCTTGTAGGATTCAGCTAGCCTAGTGCAGAAGCATTGTTACCTACATCTTTATGTACCGCCTATACATAACGCTTTACTCTAATACTAGAAAAGTAGCGATAGTATTATTGTTGTTAAGCTATCACGCCATGGTACCCCTGGATTGACTTGAACAATCGACAACTCGCTTATAGGGCGAGGACTCTAACCAACTGAGTTACAAGGGCATACTATCATTATAACTTTGGAGCTTGTTTAGCTTCCCACTTTTCATAATCAGAATTCATAAACGCACTTGTATTATCAAGCAAGTCTGAATATGCTTCAGGAAACCTTTTAGGTGCAGGTGTATTAGCATTAAGCCAACCATTAACAACCTGAAGGTGTAACAAACCGCCTGCTTTGATCTCCTTGGATTTTCCCAAGCTATCTTCACCATCAAAGAAGTCCCCACTTGCGGTGATAACAGATTCCTTAATCCAATCAGGAACTGCATTCAAATGGTTACTAACTCTGTTGTTAGTATGCCTTAACAATGTTTTAAACGGGGTGCTAAGTCTTGCCATTATCGTTTCTCCTTATGAATGTTATGGTGCTAGTTATCGGACTTGAACCGATACAGTATTTAATACCGAGGGATTTTAAGTCCCTTGTGTCTACCAATTTCACCAAACTAGCTTATGTGTTTTCAGATGGCATATATACCATACCAGGACCAATTATATACTTATGAATTGCCTTAAGTAAAGGTTTTGGAATATCATGTCCTAAATTTATATAATTACCTTTTATGATTAATTTACCATCTATTTTTTTACGCTTTTTAATAAAGTCTATATCAAGATTGGATCTAACACAATGTTCTAGCGAAGGTACATCAATCAAGTCTAAGTATTTAAATTTACCAGCTTTGCACGATGCAAGTCTATCAAAGCTTGTGACTTTAGGCGATAGCTTACAGTTATAACATTCAAAGCAAAGCTTATACATCTAAGCCCTTAACCTTTCTAAAAATGCTATATACAAAATCAGCAATCAAAAGATATGTTATAAAAAATATTAAAAACATTGCAGTTTGAATCATTATGTACCCCTGTATGTCATTCGATGATTAGGATTGTCTCATATTTTTTTATCTTTGTCAAGTACTTTTTTTTATTTTTATGTTGATTCTCTTTAAGCAAAAAAATAACCCCTGAATACCAGGGGTTATCCTTATACTAAATTACGCATTAGGAGCTTGATTAGCTGCTGCTGCCTTAGCTGCTTTACGTTCTGCTGCTTTGCGTTTAAGGGTAATACCCTTTTTGCGCTGACCTTCTACATAGTCATCAGTTGGATCACAACGAAGTCTAAAACCCTTCATAGACTGAAAGTTACCAAACAATGTAACACCCTTAGGATGTTCATCACTGTGATAAACAATTTTACCCCAACCACTCGCAAATGCCTGTGCTTCTGCTTTAGCCTGTTGCTCTTTAAGATTCTTTCCAGTAACAGTAGCTGTAAAGGTCTTGCTACCATTAACATCGGGCGTCAATTTAAAGTCATCGACAATCTTAATCACTGTAGCGGTATCAACTTCTGTTCCCATAGCCATGACATTTCTCCTTGAATGAGTTTAAAAGATAGTTCAAAATTGAACAACGAAAAGAACATAATCGATTTAGAAACTTTTGTCAAGATGTTTTTTCACATTTAGTAATTTTTCTTTATTAAAGGTCTATACGTGTTTCTGTCAAATTTCGCCTTGTGAGGTTTGGCACCGCTTAGAGTACCAGGGTACCGCCTTGTCCTGGTACTCCCCATTATATAGAGGCGTAAGAACGATCCTTGATCGCTGTGCTTTGTATAGCGTTATAGCTATGTTGTTTAGAATGGGAGCGTTTGTAAGTGCTTGATTTTGTTGGGTTAAAAATTCTTTTTAAAATAATAAAAATAAGTGTTGACAAGGCGTTTTGGGTCTGATAGATTACTGATTATGGAATTGAGAAACGCAACACAAGAGGGTAATGCAATGGCGAAAAAGTTTACAATGAGGCAAGAGATAAAAGACCTAAATGATAAAAAATTTAGAGTGGTTCATTGGCTACCCAGTGGCGAAACATATGGGTTGACGATAAGTCAATGCTATGATTTAGGCGACTATATTCTTGATACAGAATGTTTTCAAAATTCTTTTGAAGATGGCTTTAGATTTGTAAGCAAGTATTTTGCTTTCAGAGTTATAAAGTTTTAACACAAACATACTCACCGCTCATTGAGCGGTGAGTATTGAATCAAAGAACCTAAACACTGAAGGAGAACAGAATGAGAGCAACGTACTTTATCGGAACCATCGAATCGACGCCTGAAAAAATCTTAGCATCTCTTTTTAACAATGCAAAAACACAGGGGATGGGAGCACTCCATTATGTACCTTCGCATGTTATGACTGAATCAGAAGCTTTATCACTATTAAAAGACCATTCTGATTTTGATTACCTTGAGGGGCGTGTTATGAAAATACGATTTACTGAAGATAAGGAGATTTCGGTATGGGGATATGATAGAGATAATGGTGAAGGGTCTGCACACAAGGCTCTTTCTGATGCAGTAAATAACTAACAATACATCCCATCAAAAGCAAATGGGAACATACTCCGAACAATCTCTATTGACTGTTCGGAGTATGCTTTTTTATAGTCAATGTGCTTACTCTTGAAAATGTGCGGTAACTCTATTTTCCTTGCATCGTTCCTATCAACTCCGAAGACTTCTAACAAATATTCGAAGCTATCTTGTAACTCTTCAAACCATAACCATGTTAAGTTTTCCGGTACCTTGCCATCTATGCAAACAAAGTAATCATAGTCTACCCAATGGTAATGCACGGGCAAGTGTTGCAGTTCTTTTATAAACTCATTAAAACCGCAATGTTTAACGATCTTATACACTTCCGGCTGATTCTTTTCAAGTCCTTGAGTGAAATAAATCTGTTTATAAAAACTATATAGCGATAACATTCTATCTAGTGGGTTTCTAAATATAGTATAAATATTATCTACTTCACCGACTCCATGTGTCAGTGCTTCCTTGACAGTGAAATGCTTATACGGTATATTATCATACTTATTAACTTCACCTGTATGCAAAAATAACAAATGCCTGAACGATGTAACACCTGTTTTCGGTATATGTACTAGCAGATTCTTATTCTTGTATATCATTAATTACCATTCTGAAAAGTTCAAACGGTTCGCAGTACTCGTTATTACTTCTATAAGTGGTTCCCCAATACCGTGCTACTGATTTGACTATCGTAGGCTCAATAAACCTACGGTGGGCTTGTGTGGAATGTTCTTTTAACGCCCTTAATTTAGTATTGATATTTTGCTTACTTAATTCTACAAATACGTTCGGTTTAAAATCTAAAGTAGAAGGTGATTTAAAAAATAATACCGTACAGTTTTTATTTCTTACTGCACTAATAACAGCCTTGTTAACTGTCCTGTGGTCCTGGTGTGAATCATTCGTTGAATGAGTTAATATTATTGTAGGTTTAATATCTGAAATTAACGTTTCTATTTTTTGTATAAGTAAAACAATATCTAGGTTCTTATCTTGTAACATCATAGGTCTAAAGGTTGCTTTTAACACTTTGCAAGATAGCATTGATTCTCTGCTTCTGATATCGTTTTTTCCACAAGCCGCAACAGCAAGGATCGGCTTGAACTTGAACCTTGAAAGGAAACCTGCACAGCCCAGCTCGATATCATCGGCGTGTGCGCCAACAGCTAGCACACGGGCGTTTTTATAGTCGATACTTACCATGGTTGCCTTGCATCTTTGCGAACCTTAGCAGGGTTTCCATAGGCTATAGAATCATCAGGTACATCTTGTAATACTACAGAGCCGATACCGATGAAACAATTAGCACCGATAGTTATATTTTCCTTGATCGATACATTCGGGCCTATCCAGGTATCATTGCCTATATCGCAGCTACCACTGATGACAACACCAGGGGCAACCTTCACACGCTTACCCAGCTTTGTGCCATGGCCTATTGTTACATTGTTAGCTATGATACTTGAATTGCCTATGATCGTTTTGCCTAATACTGCCCTTGCTATGTGACAGTTTGAACCGATAGAAACCTTAAATCCTATTTCAACTTTACCTAAATGTGCAGTGTTGTCTAGGTTTCTATCTACTTTATTAGGGCTTAACCCTACATTTCCTATTACAGAGAATGGACCTATAGAAACTAGTTTACCAATAGTAACAAAGTCATCGTATATTATGCAGTTTCTATCTATACCTTCGTTTTCGAGTCCTTTGTTTAGTTTCTTTGCTATTAATGAAAAAGCCAACCTAGGATTGTGTACCTCTATTACACATCCATACCCCGATAATTTTTCTCTTATTTCTTTTGTAGTAATCACAATCGAAGGTTGCTTTTTATTTACAATGTTCAATCGTTCATTTTCTTTTTCCTTAGAACCTAGACTATGTACGAATATTAATGAACTTAATTTACAGCTTCCTAAGTCAGATATATCTAAAAATTCGCTATTGCCATCGCCTACTATTGTAGACTCAACTTTTAATTCTTTTAGATATTTTTGTATACTATAGGCTGTATTCATTTAGTGTATATCACTGCTTATTACTCCCATAGTCTTTTAAATGATTCACTTTTCCATAAATGGCCTATATTATCAATAGCTATTAAATCTATAAAACTTCCTAGCTTTTTTTTCTTTACACATGGGTTTCCAGCATACATGAACCCTAGTTCGTATTTACCCCATACGTTAGAACTTGCACCTATTATGCAATCATTACCTATGAATGATCCTGGTATAATGTTAGTAGATGAATAGACCTTGCAGTTACTACCTATATGAGTTACTACTAATTTGTGTTTTCCTTTTATTAGTTGAGTACTTCCTGTAACTACACCTGCACCTATAAAAACATCATTGCAAATTTCAACGCCCCTTGATATTATTGAGCCTGTTTTTATTACTGCATTGTTTCCTATGTAACATGATCCTGTAGTTCTTACATAGTCTTCTATGATACAGTTATCACCTATCACTGTACCGCTTGACAATTTTACATAGTCACCTATTTTGCAATCTTTGCCTATTATAACATTTTCTTCTATTACGCAGTATTGACCTACCATCTTACACCTGCGCGTTTCATTTTTTTAATATCGCTTGATGTCTTTCTCTTTTTACCGATTGTATTCCTAAACAAAAATCTTGATGTAAGCTTATTGCTGTCTGGATCACATATCAATCCTGCTTTTCTGTCTTTATTTCCATCTAGTGTATATTTTTTAAGATCATAAAAACAGCATTTATTACTTGCATCTAATTCTTTAGCTTTTTTCTCTAATACTTCCCAATGTATATCATCTAATATCAATATGCCTGTTTGGCTTAGTGTAGAAACGATACTCTCTAAATCCCTTTTCCTTACACCATTTGCCCATTCTATATCATCAAATATTAAATCGAATTCACCGCCTTTGAATTTTTTATAATTTTTAATTGATACAAATCCCAATAATCCGTTTTTACTTAAAAATGATTTGGTTTTCTTTAGCCATGCGTCATCACAATCGTATGAATAAATGTTAATTTTATGACTCAAGCTTTTTGCATATTTAGCTAACACAAATGTAGAAAAACCAGAACCTAAATCTAGTATGTTCATAGGAGATGTAAACTCACATACTGAGTATAATAGCGAAGCTATTTTCCTTGAAACTGCCCATCCTGCTTCAGAAACATTATCTACATAATAATCATAATCATCTCTTAACAATTCTGTGTTTTTAATTATAGATGATTCTATATCATGGAAAAATTCAAACCTACTAGCAACACAGTCCATACTTCTAGCATACATTGAATATTCATCCTTATTATAATTACGACCGAGGAACTTTATCCTGGAAGAATAAGTTTCTTTCATTGAGTGACGAACTAAGAGAGGTTTTATAACTCCGAATTTATCGCTAAACTCGTTTACCTTATCCCAAAAAAATTGATCATCATGAAAATCTAATTTAGGAAGTCCTAACTTTTCCCAATACTTTAAACGCGAAAACCAAAATGCACCGCCTAGTCTATTTTGAATTTCTACATTTATATCATTTACAGTTATACTATCGCTTACGTTATATCCTAATGCGTTATTATGCCATGCTGAAACAACATTTATATTTTCATCTTTAGCTTCATCAGATTCGATTACATTGATACATGCCTCTAGCCAACCATCTAAAACAACTTTATCATTATCTATCATAAGCATGTATTCTGGGTTATCTTCTGGAGCAACTTCTATTAAACTCATCATTTGTCTAAATGCAAGAGACTTTGACCACACAGTATCGCATATAGAATCTTTTGTATTAACAATTATAGAAGATACCATCTTGTTTGATATAAAATAGTTATATAATTTAAATAACTCTTCTCTATCAACGTCAGAATGATTTTCAAATAAGAATATTTTTATGTTCTCGCCTTCTGTTTTGTTTAGTGCTTCAATACATTCTCTAGTACACTCAACCCTATTGTGAACAGTTACAAAAACGTATACTTTTTTACCAAGCTTGGTCATTTTCTTTATCCTCTTTATGTCTTTTCTAACTTTCATCGAATACACATCTATATAATCATCTACCATTTGTTGCAAGCTATAATTATCAATTACAAAATCTCTAGAAGCTTCAGAAGCTGTATCATAAGCATACTTGTCTAATTTAAAATTATCAAGTATGTTTATTATATCGCTATCTTCTTTGAATGAAAATCCTACACTGCCTATAGCATCGCTTAACCCTTGAGAGTCTCTATAGATTACAGGTTTTCCACACGAGCATGCCTCAAGGGCAGTATACCCTGCATCTGACTTAGTAGGTATTAATACTATGTCAACTGAATTGTAAGCGTCTACTGCTGATTCGTGTGTATAGTCTGGAATAAAATCTACGTTTTTAAGTTTACTTAACTTCTCTTCTATTTCGTCATCTTCTTTATTAATAGGACTTCCTATTATCTTGAAGTCGAAACTTTGATACCTACTATTAGTTAATAATTCATCTATGAAACTATCTGGTATTTTGGTTTTTGTTCGTCTACCGATTATTCCTACTACGTTTCTTTTTGTTTCTCTTTCTACAGGCTTGAAAAGCTCAGTATCTATACCGTGCTTTATACAGTTAAGGCCGTTATCATAGAAAAAGTAAACGTCTTTATTAGACTTATAGTTTACGTTTCTTTCTTTTATATGGTGTGTTGCTATAAGTCTATTAGGCATTTCCTTTTCTATAAACTTCAAAAGCCATTTACCTGATATATTATGATGATGTATGATATCAGGATTGATTTCAAGTAGACTAGCTTTAGCGTCTGAATTATTTTCTGTTTCTATAATGTTTAATCCACTTATACTAGTAAAAAAACTTCCTTCTTTGCTTTTAGGTATCATTAAATAAACATCAGCATACTTCAAAGAGTCAATACAAAGATCATGGATAAACCTTTGAGGACCACCTATTTTAAAACTCCATGGGAATATGTGAAGTATTTTCATTTAGTTAGCGCCTTCTCCATATTCGAAACTTTTTCTAGTATCTTTTGTAGTTCACCATTTGGCGCATGATATATAACAGTATCTTTTACCTGTTTGATTTCATCGTGTATAAGCTTAAATCTACCATCGCAATTAACCCTGTCAACTGCGCATCTATCACGTAGCACTTCATATACAGTGCTATCTACTCTTGTTTCTAGGTTCTTGTCTAGCCACTTTTTAAACCTAGATGATAATACTATTAGTGCTACAACTGTTATAAATGTGTAAGATAAAGCAGGATCAACTTTAGATAATAACTCAGAGATAAATTTTACTGCTTGTAGTTCGGACATTGTTATTACACCGTTGATTTGTTGAAGGTTATTTGGAATGGCTTTGGATCGGAAACCCCTGCCATATCAAATGTTGTTATATGCCAATATTCTTCATCTACACCAGTAACATCATAATCAATTGTATAAACCCCCATAAACGAATTGTTTATCAAAGCACAACTAACAACAACATCTCCAGAGACATATTTCGGAGTAATAACACCTGCTAACATAGTACATGGCGGCCTTATCTGGAAAGAACCTGAGCCGCTAACAAGTCTAATATTCCAAGGGTATGATCCATCGGAAACGTCAAATGCGCCTGTGCCTAAGTATCCAGCAGCAACAGGTGATTCGTCCGTACCATCTTTTGCTTTTGCTATTTCTCGCATGGGTGGAAGCGGGATTGTTTGAGGTCCAGAAGCATCTGCTAATACTGACATTGAAGCAAGTAGCCAAAGGCCTTGATCGCCTAATGACAAAGCACTTCCAGAACCCCCCATAAGCCCTGCACCTGCAATCGATGCATTAATTTCATCAACTCCGATAATATTAGCTTTATGACTACCATTTTCATTATGCTCAATTAAGGCAGGGTAGCCATTCCATCCTGCGCTAGAGTCGTAACTCTCTTTAGTACCTGAAGCATCAACATTATTCCCATGAATCAGGTTATCTCCAGCTCCGCTTGATTTAAATGTAATACCATCGGAGATACCTATAGATGCAGAAAGGTCTACAATGTTTTCAGTTACCGTACACCTTTCATTTTCAAGTAGCTCATCTGTTATTACCCCCTGTGAAAACGTTCCTATGATTTCGTTATTGTCAAGTCCTAGTCCATGGTTTGGGCCATAGCTAAGATCAATTCCAAAATCAATGTCACCACCATTTTCAGCCCTTAAGTTATTCTCTCTGATTTTACAGTTCCAAGTATATCCTGCCCTGATTAAAGATTCACCACCGGATAACGGCATCTTCGATCCGTCAATTCCGATTGCTAAAATATTTGAATTCATAATCCAAACAATGTAAGGCGCTGAAATAGAATCAGTAAACGCTACAGGTTCACGATAAAGAGTCGTCATCTTTGCCCCTCGGAATTGATCTGAAGGATCGCCACCGACTACTAAGAAATCTTGGAATAAATAAAACCCTTCGTTTGGTCCTGATAAAATTTGAACCATGGAAAGTTTTCCGAAGTCATCAAAGTTTTGATTCAAGTCTACATCGTCCTGAATCTCTGTAGCAGAATTGAAATAGATCGTTCCTTCGTATCCTACCATTTCAAAAACTGTGTCGATAGGATCTTGAGAATAAGTAGTCGAAGGTGTAGTAATCAAAGCGCCTGATTCAGTTTTTACAGTGACACCTGATTTGACCTTGATCTTATCTATTCCTTGCCAATCCCATTTGCCTAACCAGGATCCTTCGACTTCTACAATCCCGCCTTGCCTTGATGCAAGATTATCAATGGCTTGCTGAATGCCAAATATACCAACATATTCTTCACCGTTAGTAGGGTCGTAAGAACCTGATACGTAAAGATGATTTTTAACCATAGAAGACTTTCTTGCGTTCTTTATAGCAAGATCTGTAGGGGTTGCTATTTCGTAGTCTACTGCATCTTCCTGTACTGATACAGTGAATAGAAGATGATGCTCAGAAGTAACAGAAGAAAAACCTACACCAAATACATCTTCTATATAAGCCCATTCCCATTCATTCGATACTTCATCAAGTTTCCAAAACACGCCATCGGCACGCAATGGTTCAACAGTCCCTGCCGATGGCGACGGTGTAAAATCACCACCACTGAACGGTAAACGCTTACCGCTTTGCGAAACTACAACGAAGGAACCAATGGTGAATGTTGGATCAACACCGCCTGTACCGCCCGCTACGCTTACGCTTGGAGGATCCCAAACTCCATGTTGAATGATATCAAGTGGTGCTCGTTTGAAATACTTTTCCCATCGGTATATATTTCTCTTTAACCAGTTTTCATTATTAGATCCTGGTACATCGTTTAATACCCAACCTGTAACTTCTTTACCAGCAGCAGGCTCTAAAACATGCAAACCATCAGACGCCCACTCTGTAGTGTTATTAGGTATTCCATCATCTTCATCATAAGGAGTTCCCATTTTATATTCCCTTTACTCTGATTTGTGTTCAGAATATGTTATACTATATAAACCTTGATCGTAACCTGGACCTGAATCAAATCTAAAAGATGTAGGTGTATAAGGAGTTATATCAACTCTAACACCAGCAGCAGCAGTTTTATTAATAGTCGATATAAGATTATCAACATTAAGAATTGTTCCATCAAATAACATAATAACATGTCCTGGAAAATACTCTTGCAATATAACTGTATTTGAATCAGTCAATTCTTTTAACACAAATATTAACGTGTTAATTTCACCCTGAGAAAATAAATATCTAATCCATGATTTTAAATCTAATCTATATGAATCGTCTGTTTGCAGTGAGTATCTTTGCTTTCCTAATATTATACCTATGATATCAAGCGTAGCACCTGTAGCATTATCTATTGATCGTTCGTCCAGTAGCTGGAAAAACATTTCTTCAGCGTCGTTTACTTGATCTAATATCCCATTTATTATTGTATTGAAAACAGGACTATTTCTAAATAGCTCTATAGAACCATCGGTAACCCTTTCAATATAATCTTTTTCTGTTGGCTTTATGCTCATTATACAATCTCAATTGTAGTTCTAGCAGTATCAAAAACAAATAAATCAGAAGCGTTAGCAATAAGATTAACTTCGCTACCTGTAGGACCACTAATAGGCCACCGTGTTTCAGATGCTCTTATTGTAATATTGAATATGTATGGACTTCCACTATTTATAGGACCGTAATATTTTGTTAATATTAAATTATCACCGATTCCTTGAATAATTTCAGACTGATCTAATACAGCATCTTCGATTGTAGGCTGATCGCCCGTATTCTGAGTTATCTGATCTATAGTCAAATCAACAGGGTCTGATACTGAGAGTGTAAATACATTACCTTCATAGTCTGATATGATATTGAAGTATTCATTCCCTGGTACGTAAACAGCAGTTACAGGCAACCATAACCCATTATTGATAGCGTCTGTTAATCCTTCAGCTATCTCTTGTTTTGTACTAGCAGCATTAACAAACGTTCTTGATTCTCCATTTACTATTGAAGTATACGATACTTCTGTATCGTTTTCTACTGTTACTTTTTCATCCTGCTTTGATCCTACATTAAAGTTTGCAGTATCTACACCTATTTCTATATGAAAATAAACATCTTTTTCTGTAGGTCTGCTAAAGTTAATAGTATGATTTATACCTTGTATATCTGTAGCTAATCCAGTAACCTGATTATCACCTGTTGCTGCTGTTTGGATACCAGCAGCTTTAACCTCTAATATCTTATCTAATATATCTTGATCTTCACCACCTAATACAATCGCTTCAAAACTGTGTGGCGGTCTACCGTCTGAATCAGATACGTCACCATCGTTCTCTATTACAGTAACAGCAGATACATTGTCTACAGCCTGTAATATGTTAGAGAATATACCTCCTATTGTAGACCTACCTGCTAACTGCAAACTCTGTAATCGTCTTAATCTTAATGCAGGGTCTGTTTCTATATCGCTACCTAATACACCATCTTCAGGATTACTAACACTGTCCCAACCACTTGTAGGGCTTCTAATGATAGTAAGTGTACCTGAATTACATTCTATCGGTCCTGTTGACGATGCTGTAAAATCACCATCAGCATAGCCACTTGGACCTATTGTAATATCAGTATCTAATGTAAAGTTTTCACCGTTGATATCGTTCGATACTATTGAGCCTGCATCAATTAAACTTCCATATGTACCAAACAACCTTACGTCTACAACAGTAGTATTTGTAGCTGGTTTTCGTTCTATTCCTATGATAGCGCAATTGTCATCTAACGATGTACCAGTAGCGTTATCAGGATTAAAAGAGTTATAAGTACCCTGCCCCAACTCCCATACGTTTGCAACAGCTTCAACTATAGGTATTACTATTTGTGATAATACTTTATTACTATCAAATGATGTTCCTGGACCTAATTCTTGACTTGCTCTGTAAACTTCTAACAATTCATCTCGTATATCTGTGAATTGCTTTAATATAAATCCTTGTGGTGTTATTCCAAAAGCCATTATTCTATTGCTCCTAATTCTAAGATAGTGCTACCGTATATAGTGCCAACCTCTACAGTCAAATCAGATAGCCTATTATCATCAAGATTAAAAGTCGGTCCTGAAATAATACTATTAACACCTGTGATAGAATTTAAACCTGCAATTACAAAAGCGTTTGACGTCACCCTGTTTGCACTTTCACCAAAGAAATCTGTCAACCATGGTAAACCTAAGTTAACATCGTAAAACCACTCTTGTATGTTCGTAGAAAACTCTATTAAAAAACGTTGATTAGTAACTACAATATCTTCAGCTATTTCTATATCACTACCATTAAAAACTATATCGTATATAGATCCTATTGCTTCTAGTTTTATATCGATATCTAATGCTGGCATTACTTTTCAGCCTTTACTTTTACTGATTCTATTTGATTCATATATTGTGCCCATGCTATCAATAAAGGTTGTACAGACGTTGTATATAAAGCTATTGTAGCAGGATCGAAACCACCGCCACTTATAGTATTTGCTGCCTTTACCCATGTATCAATATCAGATAAAATAGTATTTGTAATCTGACCTATCATAGCCTTAGTGCCAGTACCTAAAGCAATAGGAATAGTAGCACTTTCACTGCCCAATCTTAACACATTCGGGTCTAAAAGTTCAAGGTTTATATCGCCATTTTTTTTTATTTTTATCTGCGAATTTTTGCCTGCCAATTCATCAATATCACCCATTCGGATATCTTCGTTCTCTGTATCAGGTTCTAAAACTTTCGCTGAATATAAACCAGGAATAGCGAAGGCATCAGAGAAATTATGCTTCCTTGTATCCTGACTATCTATTACATCGCCAAAGCTAGAAGATAACCAGTTATCAATGCTCTTGTCAAAGAAGATAACACTAACCCCTACGCCTTCTTCTATAGGTATTTTAAAAAAGGTTGTTAAACCTTTCATATGATAAACTGGTACATTGACAAGGGGTTTAACTTCTACAGGTTCTTTGTTGTCTATATTAATAGAATTTTTTAATAATAATTGTATACTTGCTAACCTTGTTTCAGGATCGTATGTTAATATCTTTCCAGGTTGCATAACTATCATGCTAGCCAATTTATTATTAACGTAATCTTTTATAGGATCACTTAGGTTGTTTTTGAAATAATCAGTGAAACTACTCATTATAAAACCTGTATTGCTTTACATGAAGAATAATAATTATTACTATAATTATCGCCTACCATTGTTACTGAGCCTATTTTATAGAAACCACTATAGATATCAGTGTCTAAATTTTGTATAGACCATATAGATAATCTAGTATCTAATAAATTATTAAAGTCTAGTACTCCATTTTCACCCAATACAGGACTTCCTATTAAACCGTTATTTTTATTTATAGTTAACGGTTCGTTTTCTATTGATCCATCTTCTTGTAATATGTATAATATGTTATTATCTAAAAACCATATTAAATTATGCCTTAATGTTAATTCATCTAATATCTCAAAAGTTAATCCTGACAATGTAACGCCATTAATAAACTCAGTGTTATAAACTTTTAATAATTTAGATAACTTAGAACTTTTAGCTTCTGCAATGTTACTTATTATTACGTTGTCAACTTCTGAATATATACCAAATCCTCTGTTAATCAAACTGCCACTATCATCAATCTGAGTAGGTGCAAACGATTGTACAAGCTTATCAAAAACATCTTGAATTTTTACACCAGGACTTAACGATTCATTAACGAAAGATGCTCTATAAGCATAATATCCTTCTACGCCATTTATTCTAGTCTCAAAGTTAACTCCTGATCTTATATGCCTAATACTAACAACGTCAGACCTTGAAACAATTTTCATTTTATCAATGTCTATATTACCATTACTATCAACGCATTCATCCTTATATGATGCTAGAACAGTAACTATAACACCTGTCTTTTTTATTTTTTTTCTTGTGTCTGGTTTTAGATTATATATTACAACGTTTAATTTATTAGGCGAAGATAAAGGAGTTTTTGAAACTGTGAAAGATATGCGAACAGTATCAGGCATAATAACAACGTCTTTGTTACCTACCTCTGATTCTATTACTACTGCTATTTTTCTATCAAACAGTTTCATCTATGTAATTAATCCTTACTCTTGCACCTATACCAAGATCAAACTTACCCGGAGGTACGTTTTCGGTTATTGTATCTGTAACAAAGAACCTTCCAATAGGTGCTATTGGATTTAATAATTGCCTAAATGGTATCCATCCAGGTAATACTTTTACAGGTGGAAATATTACCTTATTAGCTATTGTGGATAATCCCATATACCATGATTCGTCTCTAGTGTTCCACCTTGCATTTATTTTGTATCTTTTTTTACTTAATAATACATCAAGATTCTGCTTAGGTATTAATGGATTAATCGGTAGCTCTACATTAGCCATTATATTAAATCCAATCCGATTAACGTTAAGAATGCAGTAGCTTGCAATATTGCAGTAGCACTAGGAATTTGATTAGATAAATATCCTAATTCAGCGTCTGTTGCTAATATACTATTCTCGTTAAAATCTACATCGGTTTCTACAATTTGTAACTGTTGTAATTCTATGGAAAATTTATTCTGTCTACCTATCATAGCATTAGCTTGGCTGTTGACTGTTCTGATTATCATGTTCTTGTAAAAATCTTTACCAGTAACAACATCAAATGGGATTCGATCTATCCACAAGTGCAGGAGCGTCTGCCAACTCTGTAGTGACGGTGATAACGATTGACCGCCTACATTACCTAGCGAGCCTGTAGTCAATACAGAAAGAAATTGTACAGGGGTATCTGTAACTGTACCCTCGATATGCAGAAGCCGAGGGCGCAGTATTACATGATCGGAAATAACAGAATTATTTTCTATAGGATGCTCTGTAATGTTACTTGAAAACGAATGATTCTCATTGATACTTGCATCAAGCTGTAAAATAACACCTTCAGCATCACCAGGAATAAACGCACCTATCAAAGCGTCAAGAGGACCAGGGGCATTATCCTTAAGTCCTGCTTCCTTAAATTGCACGTTTATCGGTACGTGTATTAATAATGATACTGACATTATTATTGCCCAAAGTCTGTAGCTAGTTGACTAGTGGCTAAATCAAAAGCTAATTCTTTTTCCATATCCTCTATGCCTTTTATAAGACCTATAGGATCATTCGATTGTATATTATAGTTTTTTGTTACTTGTACGTTATTACCACCTTGATTTATATTATTAACACCTGTTGTTTCCCCTGTGCTTTCTAAGATAGATTTTCTACCAAGGATAGATGCAAGCGCACCTGTTGGATTAGCAGTTGTGTTTAACTGTCCTGTTAAGAACTTTTGGAAGTTACTTAATACTGCTTTGTCAAAACCAGGATGTAAGAATGCTAAGTTATCTTTTAACGATTTACCGAATGATTTTGCAAATTCGGAGCCTGCTGTTTTGCCTGTGTCCTTTGATACTTTAACTAGCTTTTCATTTGCTTCAGCATATGCTATTACTAAATCATCTATCTCTTGACTCGTGAACCTGCTACTAAATCCCAATGTTTTAAATTCTTCACCACCAAAAATAAATGATTCTATCAATTTTTTATTTTTAGGACTTAATCCTTTTAACTGTTCTGTTCTCTCTGATACTGAAAATTTAGAACCACCTAAGGTTTGTCCTATACTTGCACTGAATATATCAGATATTATTTTAAAAGCTTGATGTTCAAGTTCAACCCTCTTTTTTTTGTCTGTTGTAGCTAGCTCGTTTTTTAGCTTTTCGTCTATTATTTTACCAGCAGCAAAAGAAGTACCTTCTATAGCTGCTGCACCTACGGCTGTTACCACAACAGCAGGGAGCCCTATAGTTGCCAATACGCCAGCAACTAAAGGGCCTAATTTACGAAGAAATGCACCACCAGCTTTACCTTCTCCAATAGCAAGTGTTAATGCTATTAATTTCGCCATCTCTCTGTTGGCTAATCTTATTCCTTCTGCATAAGCAATAACTTTCCCAGCTACCCATAATCCTGCTGCTGCTTCACCTGCCAATATAAGAACATCTTTATATTCAACTATCTTTTCTATTATCCATCCCATATTCTCTAAAAAGGCTGTACCGAATTCCTTTATACTATCTTTATTTTTAGTCATCCATTTATCAAACGATTCGCCCATTTCTTTTATTTTAGGAATAAATGTTAACGATATCTCTGAAGCTGTATTAACTATTCTAGTCTTTATAAGGTTAAGTTTTTCAATGCCACTTGATATGCGAACATCAAACGCCTTGAACATAACTTTATCGCTTTCAGAAACAGCTTTAGACCATTCTCTAATTACCTTTGTATCAGCCTTTAATAATAATCCTAACTTAGTATATGCTTCTTCGCCTACTACTAGCTTTTGAAAACTTATTTGTTGCTCTTTTGTTAAGTCCTTTGTTTTAACTCTAAGTATATCAATAATATCTACTGCATTTTTCATTTCACCATTATTATCAAACAGTTTAATCTTATATTTATTAAGTGCTTTCTGTGCTTCATCAGTAGGTTTAGCTAGTTTAACAAAAACCTGCCTAAACGATGTACCAGCTATTGCACCTTTAACACCAGCCTTTGCAAATGTACCTAATATAGCTAGAGTGTCTTCTAAAGATATGCCCATATCTTTAGCTACTATTGATGCTTCTCTCATTGCCTGCGCTATTTGAGGTACAGAGGTTTGTGCTAATTGTGAAATTCTAAAGAACCTATCAGCAACCATTTCAGCATCTTTTAATTCAAGTCCAAATGCACCTATTGTATCTGCTAATTTCTCGATAGCATCGTTGATTGGTAATCCAACCGTTTTGGCTAGTTTAATAGATACTTCGGATAGTTTATTAAAGTCTTCTGATAGTGCTTCTGCGCCTGCTGAAAGGACTTGATAGAAACCTTTGTTAATCTCTGTAGCCTGTACACCCGTAGCGTTAGAAAGCTCTACAGCCTTCTTTATCATTTTCTCTTCTAATTCTAAAAACTCTTTACCTGAAACGTTTACTAATGTCAAGGTTTCTTTGATCGAATCTTCTAATTTTAATCCTGGTAAGATAACAGCAGCAGAAAATGCAGTAGCAAAACCAGCTAATGCTAGTCCGAACTTTTTAATATCAGCAACCATCGGACCTAAGTTTCTACCGATTTCTTTTACACTTTTCTTTGCAGATGTTATAGCTTTATGAAACGTTTTTACTTTATTCGTTTCAACCTGGAATCCCCATTTTGTTATTAACTCTCTAACTATTGGCATGACTTCTATCCTGTGCTATAGACTGTAATAATAGGGCATCATTGGCGTCTATTAAGTCTGTCAATGTCCACTTATTGCAAAGGTCATATAAAGTTTCTTTGCCGGTTAGCCATATGGACCAAATTATCCATTTATCTTTTAATGTTTCTGGAATTTTGACGTCTAAAGAATTGTTAAGTTTAGCTAGCTCGAATGTATCAGTTATTTCTGCTGCCCAGATTCCTCGTCTTTTTTCGGAATCTGGCTTACTATCTGATTCTTTAGACCTACGAAAAAAGGGATAAAGTTCTCCTTAACAATAAAAACAGCTATCCCTGATAATAGCTCAAGTTTTAAACCACTAAAAAAGTTATTAAAATGATAATCACCGCTCTTGTCAGTATCATCAAATATAATTGTTTTACCGTCAACCACGCAAAGACTGTTTTGTAATAACTCTTTGTACAGCTTAACTAATACCATCTTCTTAGCTAATTCAGCTAACATTTCTGCAATAGCTACTACTTCTTCTTTTTCCATTATCTTGTGGAAATTATCGCCTATTATTTCTAATATAGGTTGCCCTGTTATAAGCGCATCTTCTGCGCCCATATCAGTGATAGTAACTTCAAAAGTAGTCTGTCCAATTGTGAAGCCTTTCTTCTTTTCTTTTCTCATTAGGAGCTATTACCCCCGAAGAATAAATCGTAGTTAGGTATATATATTTCATACGTTAACTGATTGTCTGCACCTTCACCATAAGCACCATCTTTGGGGTACCCTTTGAAAGAGCAATCTATACCGCCATGTTTATCAAAACCTAATAAGTCTTCTATGAAAAACGGAAAAATGCCTATCTTAGTTGTTTCATCAGCCAATATTAAAGCAGATAATTCAGCATTAAACCTCGATGCACGTAATAGCTTAAGAAAAGCAGTACCAGACTTATCACCTATCTCTGATCTAGAATCTTCGCCTGTTGATCCCTTAGCATAGTTCCATATATCCTGATTACGTGCGATAGCTATAACGCCATCACCAGGAGCCTCACCTTTAAGTGTTAATGGTCCGATAGTTGTTATCAGTTTTGACATTGCAAACGTAGGCATCTTAATTGCTCCTTATTATACTGCTGTACCCTTGAAGACTGTACCGTTAATTTTACCTGCTAAGGCAAATTCGAAGTCATACTTATTAGCTAGCCTGTTTGTTATTTGCGCAGCACTGTAATCTTCTCGTTTGCCATATTCTAAGAAATAACCTTTTTCACCGTAGGTTACATAATCCTTAGTAGCAAACTGTACATCCATTGATTTTAAAATTCTAGCTTTAAGGACATTAGCATGTTGCAATAACCCGCCATCATCAAACGGAATACCAGGGTTAGCTAAATCTAATGATAAATCTTCTTCTTGCAATCGTGCTACAAACCAATGCTTACCAACTGTAGTATCAATATATACACCACTTGCACACATACCTCGTTTAATGAAGTTTGCACCTTTTGTTCTAGTAAACACGTTAATATTTTTACCACTAGTAGGCGCTTCCTTAGAGCCGCAGGCATTAAGCCTTTGTTGTGTAGTAAGCTTATCCGGTGTAATTCCGATTAACTGTGCAAACATCCAATTAGGATGAGTGTTGTTATCAAGATCAAACGTTAATCTTGCTCCGAACAATGCAGCAGTTATATATTCGTCATCAGCGCCGCCATCATCTATGCTATGATAAATACCGAATACATTGCTATATCCTAGTGTCTTTAATATTGCAGGAACAGTAGATGTATCATTAGCAGGAAGTGTATTAATGATATCAGTATCACTTGATCTATAACCAAGTAACCTAGTGTCATTAACTTCTGCCCATGCTGCCCATGTTTCTACTTGGTCTATGTCTTTCAATGTACTCATAAACCCGTACCAAGCGTCAGACTCTTCTAATAGTCCTGTAATGATTTCTGTATTATCATACAATTCTGCAATCGTCATATCATCAGAGTCTGTTGATACTTCAAAATAAGAAGTAGATGGAAGTCCAACTATAACGATAACGCTGTCTACTGTAAACGAAACAAATATATCAGTAGTACTTGTATTAATGTCATCAGATAATGCAGTGGCTATCTCATCAACTGTACTTGCTACGTTTAAATATTCGAATGTTTCACTGTTAATATCCAAAGAATAAAGACCAGCTACAGAAGCATCTACTGAAACCCTGCTAAAGAAACTTGAAGCTGACATTTTAGAATCAAGCTGCAAAGTTACATAGCTAGCAGAACCGTCCTTGATGACCAAGATGATACCGTTGGCTACATCATAAACAGAGCTATACCCTGTAGCGTTATCTATCTCTGTAGACAATCCAATAACTATTTCAGATAAACTTGCATAGATTGATTCGTATTCAAAGTCAACACCGTCTACTGTAGCAGTGTAAGTCTCATTTGCTAATACACTATCGATAAAGAATGCAACAGTGTTTAACTGAATATTACCAACTGCAATTAGATTAGGTTTAGGTTTCTGTAAGAAATACTTAACAGCAGATTTATACAATGGTTCGTCTGTAGTAAAACCTGCATCTAACATTCCAGTAGGACTAGAATAAAAACTAAGTAAGTCATCAATTGAGTTAGTAATACCAACTTCAACCATAGTACCAAAACCAGCCTGACTGACGCCACTTCCACTTAATGTTATTTGAACTTCAACGATATCATTAATATCATCAGACATACTTTATCTCCTACTAAGAAACTTCTATTTCTTTTCCATTATAATTCATAGTTACGTGCTCTATGTAATGTTCTATTACATCATGCAACCTTGTGGTCGTACTTATCTGAAAGTCAATAATTCCGCTTCTTTGTGTACTACTTTCCACAACAGCTGAACTGTCCGTCAAGTCTAGCATACGCCGAATCGAAATGTCAACATATCTTTGAGATAAATTATCTATTATATTATTACTGCTACTGTATGTATAATCATTTGAAGACAGAACATTAAAAGAGTCTACCCCATTTTCTATTGTGAACTTATAAAATGTAGCTTCGGATATTAATATCGATAGATTATCTGCCACATCTTGCTTTGTGTCTGCCGCTAATGCTGTGTACTTAAATGGATTACCTTGGATCGTTACTACATATTCAAAACCTACAGCTAGCGTATCTATTGTGAATAGTGTATTCTTCTTTCTATGTAACAATGCAAGGTAGTTAGGTAATTCTTGACCTAGCTTAATCTTATCAACTATATCAGAATAGTTATCATAGAAAACCTTCATGCTTACAGTAAGATTTTTTACACCTACTATGTCCGTTTGTTCACTATCTTTTGTAGGTGGTGGTATAAACTCACCTCGACCAACTCCCGATGGGCCTGATATTATTGATAATAATATATGTTCACCGGTCGGTTTCATTGTGTTATCATTTGTATTTTCAGACGCCCATATTATTTTATAATCTGTTGCTTTCTTATAATGCACAATATAAAAAATAGCATCATAAAAGTCTTCTTTAAATTCTTCTTTATTAAACGGCATCTTGTTCAACCTGTGCTATATATACATAATGGTCAAGTATATCAGCGTCTAGTGTTGCTGTCATGGTGATTAAGTATGTTTTACTATTATAAATAATCTGGTCTGGTGGTGTGTTAGTTTCTCTATCACCTGTTACTAATTGCTCTATTGACATTATCTTTATTGTGTCTTTGTCTCTCATGCCTTCAGGCAATGTATCAAGCTTCTTACCTGTCATCGGTACTACTACGCAAAAGAAATCAACATCTGATCTTAAGATAGGTTGAGTAATGCCTCTAGTTATTACAACAGGTAATATAGCGCGTTTGACTGTTCGCGTTTTTCCGAACCTTGTTATTATTGACAGTGCGCTCATGCTTTAAAATCAATCTTGTGCGTTACTGCGTTTCTACCTGCACCTGTATCTATTAGCGGATTAGAAGAACCCTTCTGTTCTATTGTACTAGGAGCATTAGGAGGTATTCTTAATGATGTTATTTTATTTTTAACGTCACCCTCAATTTGAAGTGCTAATGTAATTAGCAAACCACTTGCAATCTGTTTCCAATCAACTATTCTATTTATTTGCTTTTCTATCAGTTCATCATATTTAATT